AGGAAGATTGCATTGTTAATAGAAATTAGTAATGTACTCCCATAGTGTTGCATATAATCCAACAGGTGTCAACAAATTAATTCTAGATATTGCGATTTACTCTACATTTCTCTATATTATGTTTAATTTTATTTATTTTTTATGACACTAGCAACAGTAAATCCAAAAACTATTGTTGTTGGTGTTACAGATTCTGGTCATCGAGTAGCAGAGGATCATCCAAATCATAATCCTCAGATAACTCAGGTGATAGTTGATGCACTACGAGAACTGCATGAAGATTATGGTATTGGCTATGGTTGCTTATCCATAATGTTTGGTATCTCTCGTGGTTATATAGCTCAAATTTGCCGTTACGAAAAACGTGTTTCTTATGCAACTCGCTACAAAACAATCCAAGTTAGGTAGGCCATTAGCTAAACCTGATCCTGTAATCATGGAAGAGGTTTTGTTCTGGATTTCTTCTGGTAATACTTTGCGTGCTTATTGCAGACAAAAAGGTAAACCTGCTTTTACTACTATTTACAATTGGTTGAATAAAGATAAGGAATTTACTGAACGCTTCGTGCGTGCGCGTGAGGTTGGATCAGATATGATTGCGGATTCTATTATGGAGATAATGAATGAACAGCCTGAGATGATAGAAGGAGATAATCCTCGCATAGACCCTGCGTGGGTGGCTCTCCAGAAGGCCAAAAGTGATGTTGCATTAAAACTATTATCCAAGTGGTTTCCGCAGCGTTATGGAGATCGTGTAGGGGTAGAAGCAAAAGGAGATATTAACCTGACTATTTCAACAGGCGTTCCACAGGTGTAGAGCAAACGTTGATAACACTTGATTACACACCTCGGACTTGGCAGAGAGAATGCCATATAAAGAAACAAAGATTTAGCGTTTACGCATTGCACAGGCGATCAGGTAAGACAGAACTAGCGATCATGGAGCTAATAGACAAGGCCATGAAGACAGACAAAGAACTAGCCATGTTTGTTTATATTGCACCGTTCCTGAGACAGGCAAAAGCAATTGCATGGGCAAGATTAAAGCAGAAGATAGAACCATTGCGTAGAACCTCTGTGATCGACATAAACGAGGGTGAACTGTCGGTCAGGTTTAAACATAATGGAGCGATCATTAGATTGTTTGGAGGTGATAATCCTGATGCTTTACGAGGAATGCGACTTGATGGCTGTGTGATAGATGAGGTAGCTCAGATAAAGAACGAGCTATGGTCAGACATAGTCCAGCCAGCCCTATCAGATCGTCTAGGCTGGTCATTGTTTATTGGTACACCACAAGGTATTAACTTGTTCTCTGAGTTGTACTACAAGGCTGTAAACGAAGAAGGATGGACGTCTGCCAGATACACAGTATTTGACACAGATAGCTTGCATCCTGATGAGGTAACTCGTCTTAAACGAGACATGAGTGAGACATCGTTTGCCAGAGAATATTTATGTGACTTTTCAGCACAAGGTGATGACCAGTTAATTGCATTGGCAGATACCGAAGATGCAGCCAAGCGCATATACCAACCAGACCATGTCAAATTGTTTCCAATAATCATTGGTATCGACCCAGCAAGGTTTGGTGATGACAGATCTGTAGTGTTTAGACGGCAGGGCAAGCAAGCATTTAAGCCTGTTGTATATCGAGGTATAGACAACATGGAACTAGCGTCCAGAGTAGCCAATCTGATAGAGCAACATAAACCAGATGCAGTGTTCTGTGATGCAGGTGCTGGTAGTGGTGTAATCGACAGACTAAGGCAGTTGTCATATGACGTAATCGAGATACCGTTTGGTGGCAAGGCAATGAAACCAGAGCAATACATCAACCGTAGAACAGAGATGTGGTGGTTAATGAAACAATGGATAGAAGAAGGTGGTGCAATACCAAACGATGTAGCCCTCAAACAAGAGTTAGCAACACCAATTTATTGGTATGACAATGTGGGTAGGCGTGTATTGGAAGGCAAGGATCAGATAAAGAAAAGATTGCAGGGTGCAGGGTCACCAGATTTAGCTGATGCACTAGCACTAACCTTTGCCCTCCCAGTAGCCAAGAAAGTAGCAGAGGACATATACATCAAAAGACGTAAAGAAGCTTCACAGAAAGCGGATTATGACCCATACACAAGAATCTAACTTTGTTCGTATAGCAGATGGTTTAGATGTAAAGCCATTGCTTAAATTACTAGATGCCAAACCTGAGTTATGGAAGGAAATACAGGTAAGGCAACAATTTACTGGGTCACCACATAAAGATACCGAGTCGATATACGTTAGAGGGCCATTAAAAATGAGCCAATACTACGTTTTATGGGATACAGGATCATACGATTACCCATGCATGGAGTATTTAGAACCTGCATTAGTGCCATTGATGCGACCAATACTAAAAAAACTACAGGTAGAAGATATGGGTAGGGTACTTATTGTCAATTTAAAACCTAGTGGCCATGTAACCAAACATAACGACCAAGGAACGTATGCAGACCACTACCAAAGATTTCATCTTGTACTAAAAACTAACCAATGGTGTAACCAAACTTGCGGAGATCAAAAGCAAAAGTTTGAGGTAGGCGAGGTTTGGTGGTTTAACCATAAGAAAATACATACTGCGGACAATGTTGGCACGACAGACAGAGTACATATAATATTTGATTGTGTACCAAAAGATTTTTTATGACTAGTGTGACCGTAACTAATGATAGTAAAGCTACTGTAAACGAAAGTAGAGTACCTAAAACAGAAATTAGACTCTGCACCTTAGATGAATTTAAGGTTTTAGGAGATTCATTATTTGAAGAGCATTACGAAGAGATTGCTCGTAACAAACAAGTAATGAAATTAAAGCCAAATTACAAGCTGTATGAAGCACTTGATGCAACAGGTTGGTTATTTATCTATGTAGCAATGCAGGGCGATGTATGTATTGGTTATTCTATGAACATAATGATTTATCACTTGCATTATGCAGATTTAAGAATCGCTCAGAATGACATTTTGTTTGTCAAAAAAGAATTTCGGGGTGGACGATTAGGTTTACGTCTAATAAAAGTCACAGAAAATCATGCAAAATCTGAGGGTTGTAAACTTATGTTATGGCACGCTAAAGAAAACACCGCTTTAGAAAAGTTGCTACCAAAACTAAAATATGGTGTACAAGAAATCATGTATTCTAAGGAGATTTAACCAATGGTAGTAACAGCACTAGTAACTACAGCAGCAGCCACAACTTATGCAACAATTGAAGCAAACAATCGTGCAAGAGAACAAAGAAAACAGCAAGAAAGAGCATTAGCAGAACAAAGAAAAGCTAATGAACAAGCTAGACAACAAGCAGAAGCAGAAGCACAACGTGCTGACATTGAATACAACAGAGCAGTACAAAAACAACCAGAAGTACAGGCTATTGTAAGTAGAAGTGAAGAAGCAGCAAACCAAGGCCCTGCTGCAACAGTATTAACTGGTGGTGATAATATGGTTAACCCAGTAGCACAAGCGGTAGCTCAAGGTAAAAGTAAAAAAGGAGGAGGTAGAGGAGATGCTAGTGGAGGTAGTTTATTAACAGGTCAAGTAGGTGTAGATCCTTCAGCATTAAATTTAGGTGGAAATAGTTTATTAGGAAACTAATTAATGAAAACAAAAAAAGAAAAATTAATAACTAGGTGGGGTCATCTTAGGTCTGAAAGGGCTACATGGTGGTCACATTGGCAAGAAATTACAACATATTTATTACCAAGAAACGGACGCTATTTTCAACAAGATAGAAACAAAGGACATAGAAGACATAACTCTATATATGACAATACTGGTACAAGAGCGTTAAGAACATTAGGTGCTGGCATGATGGCTGGTGCTACATCCCCTGCAAGACCATGGTTTAGGTTAGGCACGGCAGATCCAGAATTAAATAGCTATGGGCCTGTCAAATTATGGTTAGCAGATGTTACACAACGTATGCAATTAGTATTTCAAAAGTCCAATACATACCGAACATTACATGGAATATACGAAGAACTTGGAGCATTTGGTACGGCTGGCTCTATTATCCTCCCCGATAGCCAAAACGCTATACATCATTACCCTGTAACCATTGGTGAATATGCAATAGCTACGGATTATCAGGGCAGAGTAAACACTTTGTACAGAGAATTTCAAAAAACAGTAGGAGAAGTGGTAAGAGAGTTTGGATATAACAAATGTTCAACGTCTGTTAAAAACTTGTACGACAGGGGTAGCCTAGATAGTTGGATTACATTGGTACACGCTATAGAACCAAGGGATGATAGGGATCGTGATTACAAGAAAAAGGACAATATGAATATGCCATTCAAGTCTTGTTACTTTGAAACAGGCAGTGATGGCGATCAAGTGCTACGAGAAAGCGGATTTAAAGAATTTCCGGCAGTTGTGCCTAGATGGGGTGTTGCAGGTGGTGATATTTATGGCAATTCACCGGGTATGGAGTCGTTAGGTGACATAAAACAGCTACAACATGAGCAATTACGCAAGGCACAGGGCATTGATTACCAAACAAAGCCACCATTGCAAGTGCCAAGCTACATGAAAAACAGAGATGTGGATAGTTTGCCGGGTGGGGTTACGTTTATTGATGGGGCGCAGGGCAAAATTGAGACAGCATTTAACGTAAATTTAAATCTTGATCATTTATTGCGAGATATACAAGATGTGCGTGGACGTATTAATAGTAGTTTTTATGCTGATTTGTTTCTTATGTTGGCAAATGCTACTGATACACGCATGACAGCAACAGAAGTAGCAGAACGACACGAAGAAAAACTGCTTATGTTAGGGCCAGTATTGGAAAGATTGCATAACGAATTGTTAGATCCATTAATTGATATAACTTTTGACAGGATGGTAGAAGCTGGACTAGTGCCACCAGCACCAGAAGAGTTGCAAGGCATGGAATTAAACGTAGAATTTGTATCTATGTTGGCACAAGCGCAACGTGCTATTGGTACAAACAGTGTAGATAGGTATGTAAACAGTATGGGTATGGTTGCACAGATGAAACCTGATGTTCTTGATAAGTTTGATTCTGATGCATGGGCTGATGGTTATGCTGATATGTTAGGTGTTGACCCATCGTTGATAGTTGCAGGGCCACAAGTTGCAAAGATACGTCAAGCAAGAGCGCAAGCACAACAGGCAGCAGCACAACAAGAAGCACAAAATCAGGCTGCTGAAAATATGTCAAAGTTAGGTAAAGTAGATGCAGGTAATGCTATGGACATGATTAATCAATTTAGCGGTTACAATTCACCATCACCATTGGAGGTATAACAAATGGATTTAATAGATCTAAAAAAAGACCCACAACCTATTGACAGTAATGAAATGTACGATGAGCCGATGTATAGCTACGGTTTATGTATATCTTTAGGCAGAGAAGAACTAGAAAAATTAGGTATAGAAAAATTACCAGAAGCTGGTGGTGAAATGATGATTAAAGCTATAGCATATGTCAAAACTGTTAGAGAAAGTAAAGAACAAGATGGCGTTGAACAAAATGTAGAGTTGCAAATAACTGCTATGGGTATAGAACCATTTGATAAAAGTGGTGATCAAGCAGAAGAATTGTATGGTAAAAAGGCAGCGACAGCACCACCAAAGGCAGAACCTGCTGCTAAACAAGCTACATACTTAGCATAGGAGGTAATTATGGCTGAAAAAACAGCAGACAACTTTGGTTATGGCAATATGTCAGCCGAATATAGAATGAAGTACAAAAAAATGTTAGAAGCACACGATAAAAAAGAAAAAGAAAAGAAAAAAAATAAAACTAAACAAGAAGAATTTGCAAACAAACTATACGGAGCTACAAACAAATGAGTTTATACGAAAACATTCACAGAAAACGTAAAAGAATTAAAGGTGGTTCTGGTGAACGCATGAAGAAAAAAGGTGAAAAAGGAAGACCTACTGCAAAAGATTTTGAAAATGCTGCAAAAACTGCAAAAAAAATGTATCCAAACCAAAAATAGGTGTAACCGTAACCTTGTTATAGCTAGATATATTGGTTTATGAGCGAATACAATCCTCTCGATCTCAAAGGTCAACAAAAATCTAAAGACAATAAAAAGTCTGCGGAAAGAATTGACCGCCAAAATGAAGAGTCGGATATTAAATGGCTTATGAGCAGCAAGAGGGGTCGCAGATTAATCTGGAGACTTCTGGAACAAGCAGGTGTTTTTCGATCATCGTTCAACACTAACGCAATGGCAATGTCATTTAGCGAAGGTAACAGG